CGTCGGCTGGACCCGGTAAGCCACAGGACATCGCGCTCATGCCACAGTGCGCCAAGTGCTGCGCCCATGCCCTCGTGGAGTGGTGGCAGGACGAATGGGACCTCGAGCGGTACCTCTGCGGTCACCACAGCGACGAGCTGGCCTTGGAGATGGTCACCAACGGGTGGGCAGTCCTCGAGGACCACAGGGCCGAGGTGCTGGCCTCGTGATCCTCATCGTGCGCATGGGCGGCATCGAGGCTGTGGCTGACGACGAGCGCACCGAGACCGTGCCTACGCCGGAGTGGATCGAGGACACGACCCACAGGCTGGCGCGCATCGTGCTCGAGACGTACAACGCACTGCCGACGCCGACGACGCCGATCGCCACGGCAGACACGGACGAGTAGTCCGAGCTCACTGCTTGAGCATCGATCCACAACCGAGGCACTTCGTCCGCTTCGGAGCCAGCAGCCCGAGAGCGATCTTCCCCTTGACCGAGCGCTTCTGCGCGAACGCCGACGCGCCGCACTTCGGACAGCGCACAGTCCCCTGCTCGTCCACCTGTGTCTTCTTCATGCAGACACAGTAGGCCGGAGCGACGTCCTGATACGGCGGAACCCATGCCATTCGCCAAGAGGGCCGGAGCCAGCCCGGTGTACCGCACCCGGAAGCACCGAGAAGCCCGCGCCAGACTGCTCGCCCACTACCGACCTGGCGACCCCTGCTGCCTCTGCGGACACCCCATGTGGCCCAACCCAGACGGCACGACGAGCAACCTCCACGCCGACCACTGCCCCGCCTGCATAGGCCAGGGCTGCACTGCCTGCTCGGGCTCCGGCTACCGCGGCCTGGCACACGGCTCGACCTGCCAGCGATGTCGCAAGCGTTGCAACCAGAGCGACGGCGCCAAGCGTGGACGCGCACGACAGAACACCAATCAGACGAAGCTCGCATGGTGACAGTGCCCGAAAAAATCCAGAGGGTCACCAGATAGACCCGCGAGTCAAATCACTTACACACACAGAGATTCCGGGAGCGACCCATGGCTGACCTTGGGCCCGCGGGGCAGGCGTTCCACGACGCACTCTCGTCCGGACTGGTGAAGCATAAGAAGGCAATGGCCCCTCTCGTCCTCGAGGCGGCGCGGGCGGTCGACCGCCTGGACGACCTCGACGACATCGTCGCCGGCAAGGGCGTCTTGGAGCTCCTCCGGTTCCGCCTGCGTGACGACGAGGGCCGCGTGGCGGAGGTGCGCTTCGACTCCATTCTCTCCGAGGCCCGACAGCAGCAGGCATCGCTTGCTGGTCTCCTGCGGATGATCGCCCCGAACCTCGACCCGGACCTCGGTGCAGAGAAGGGGCGTGATCTGCTTGACGAGATCGCGCAGCGTCGCAGTGCTCGACGGGCCGGCGCCACCAAGGCTACGGGTCGCACCAAGCGCACGAGCTAACTCGTGGGAGGACGTCTCTGACCTCGCCGCCACACTGGGCATGCCGCTCGACGAGTGGCAGGACCAGGCGCTCGAGGCGGCCATGGGCGAGCGAGTCGACGGCCGGTGGGCATCGAAGTACGTCGGCATCTCGGCACCCCGCCAGAACGGCAAGAGCCAACTGATCGTGGCGCGCGCTCTCGCTGGCGTGTTGCTGTTTGGCGAGAAGTCGATCATCATCTCGGCGCACGAGACGGACACCGCGCGCGAGGTGTGGAAGCGACTCATCGACGTGGTCGAGGACAACCCGGCCCTCGAGTCGCGAGTGACCGGTCGCATGGACGCCATCAACCGAGAGTTCCTGGCGTTCGGGCGCGGCAAGGACAGGCAGGTCATCAAGCTCAAGGCTCGCCGTCAGTCGGGCACGCGCGGCTTCTCCTGCGACTGCCTCCTGCTCGACGAGGCGCAGATCTTGGGCAAGCGCCAGTGGGGCTCGATCAACCCGACCATGAGCGCTCGGCCCAACCCGCAGATGTGGCTGTTCGGCACGCCACCAACCGACGGTGACGATCCGTTCGCCTTCGCACGGGTGCGGCAGAACGCCTTGGCGAGTCGGGCCCGGCACTGCTGGCTTGAGTGGGCCGCCGACCCCGACGACGACTTTGACGACCCAGAGGTCTGGGCCAAGGCCAACCCCTCGTATGGAGTGCGAATCTCCGAAGAGGCGTGTGCTGATGACCGCGCCGCCATGGACGACGAGCAGTTTGCAATGGAGCGGCTCGGCATCTGGGCCGACCACTCGGCGGCGCCCGGAGCCTTGCCGCATGACCGCTGGCTCAAGACCCTTGCCGACCCGGATGCACCTCGAGGCGACTCGGTCATCTTCGGGGTCGACGTGACTGGGGATCGGGTGGCATGGGTCGCAGCCGCGTGGACCCGGCCCGACGGTGACGTGCAGGTCATGCTCACCAACAACGGCGAACCGATCCCAGCGCACCGGATCGTCGACGAGTGCGTGCGGCTCGAGGGCGAGTGGGGCGGCGCGTTCGTGCCCCCCCGCGCGTTCGAGGAAGACCTCGGCCTCGCTGGCGTCACGGTGCACAAGCTGCCGTGGGCCGACTTCGCCGGCGCCTGCGGTGACCTCGAGGACCGCATCAAAGCCGGCACCATCCACCACGGCAACCAGCCCGCCCTGAATGCTGCGGTCAAGGCGGCGACATGGCGGACGTTCGGCTCAGGCAGTGAACACTCCCTGGTGCTGAGGGATCGCCCAGAGGTCGGCCCCCTCGCCGCAGTCGTGCGGGCACTGTCCCGCATCAACCTCGCTGTCGAGCCTGCGGCCCCCTTGTCGACAGCGCAGGCGTCGTCCTCATACGCCGACACGTCCGACCTGACCAGCCTGAGCTTCTGAGGGGGTGCCCATGCCTGATACAACCTCGCCTGCGCCGATGGTCGAGAAGGGCTACGCACGCCGCTCGGCGCTGACGTGGTGGGACACCGATGACGGCGAGACTGCACCTGAGCTGCGCTGGCCGCTGTCGGTGCAGGTCTACGACTCCATGCGCCGGCAGGACGCACAGTGCGCGTCCGTGCTGCGCGCGGTCACGCTGCCGGTGCGCCGCACAGCCTGGCGGATCGACGGCACGGGCTGCCGGCCTGAGGTGACTGCGCTTGTCGCGGCGGATCTCGGCCTGCCGGTGGTGGGGGACCCCAATCCCATCCTGCCGAGCCGGACGAAGGACAGGTTCTCCTGGGATGAGCACCTGCGGCTGGCGCTGCTGATGCTGCCCTTCGGGCACATGTTCTTCGAGCAGGTCTACCGCTTCGACGGTGAGGGGCGGGTCAGGCTGCGCAAGCTGGCCCCTCGCCTGCCGAAGACGATCGCCGCGGTCAACGTCGGCACCGACGGCGGGCTCGAGTCGATCGAGCAGCTCGGCATCCCCGGCGGATCGGCGGCGAAAATCCCAGTCACCCAGATCGTTGCCTACGTGAACGACCGTGAGGGCGGCAACTGGCTCGGCTCCTCGCTGCTTCGCCCGGCGTACAAGCACTGGCTGATCAAGGACCGGCTACTGCGCGTGCAGGCGCAGACGGTCGAGCGCAACGGCATGGGTGTGCCGCGCTACACCGGAGCCCAGAATGAGAGGGATCTGGCTGGCGGGCTGGCGCTTGCGAAGGCGTGGCGCTCTGGCGACAACTCTGGAGCGGCCATCCCCAACGGCGCCGAGCTCGACTTGGTCGGCGTCAGTGGCACCTTGCCGAACGCCGACGTGCCGATCCGCTACCACGACGAGCAGATTGCCCGTGCCGTGCTCGCGCACTTCCTCAACCTCGGCGCCCAGTCGGGCACCGGTTCGTATGCCCTGGGGTCGACGTTCGCTGACTTCTTCACCCTGTCGCTGCAGTCGCTCGCGATGCAGATCGCGGACACCGCCAGCCAGCACATCGTCGAGGATCTGGTCGACTTCAACTGGGGGCCAGACGAGCCGGCCCCGCGGGTCGTGTTCGACGAGATCGGCTCCCAGCAGATCCCCACGGCACAGGCGCTTGCCCTGCTCGTCCGGGCCAACGCGATCACGCCGGACGAGAGCCTCGAGAACTCGCTGCGACAGCAGTATGGCCTGCCGGCCAAGGCCGTCACCTCAGATGTCACCGAGGAGTCGGGCGAGGAGATCTCCGACGCGGCCGTCGCACGCGAGGTCACCGAAATGGCACAGAAGGCCTATCTCGGCGTCGGCAAGCTCTACACCGCTGCGGAGGCGAGGACGCTGCTCAACCGTGCTGGCGCCCAGCTGACGCTGCCGTTCCCCGAACCGGACCTGCAAGGAGAAGGCTGATGCCCACTGCCCTCGAGCTCCCACCGCGCCCCGACGGGCTCGCGGTACCGACGCTTCGATTCTGGGGCGACCGCAAGCCGCCGAAGAACCGAGCGGCGATGTTCTCGTCATCGACCATCCGCAACGCCGCAGCAGGTGTCGACGGCGCACCGTCGGCCGCGTCCGAGGAGAGCGTGGCGACCCTGCGCATGTACGGCCCCATCGACTCGTGGGGCGGCTTCTGGGGCATCTCTGCCAAGGACGTGTCCGAGGCGCTCGACTCTCTCGGCGATGACGTCACCGAGGTGCGGGTGCGGATCAACTCTCCGGGCGGAGAGGTGTGGGAGGGGCTCGCGATCCTCAACATGCTCCGCGCACACCCCGCCCGGATCGTCGCCGTGGTGGACGGGATCGCCGCATCGGCGGCGTCGTTCATCGCCGCCGGATGTGACGAGACGGTCATGTCCCCCGGCACGCAGATGATGATCCACGACGCGTCCGGGTTCGCGTTCGGGCCGGCAGCCGTCATGCGCAAGGCCGCCGAGTTCCTCGACTCAGCGTCGAACTCCGTGGCCTCCCTGTACGCCGAGGCCGCCGGGGGGTCACTCGAGCAGTGGCGTGCGGCCATGGTCGAGGAGACCTGGTACACGGCGCAGGAGGCGGTCGACGCAAAGCTCGCCGACCGGATCGCCGTGGTGCCCGATGCCGGCGCGACCACCACCTCCGGCGCGGAGGAAGAGGACCCCTTCGAAGGAGACGCGATCGAGGACCGGTTCGACCTGTCCATCTTCAACTACGCCGGGCGCGCGAACGCCCCCGGCCCCAAGCCCCCGGCCGCGTCCGCGGACGGGTCCAGCAACACCACCACAGAAGGAGGGTCTGCCGTGGCTTTCACCACTGAGCAGATGACCGACCTGCGGCGGAAGCTCGGCGTTGCCGAGGACGCGGACGAGACCACCATCCTGGCGGCGCTCGACGAGTCCCTCAGCGAGCGTGCCGAAGCTGCTCCCGTCACCGACCCGACGATTCCCGAGGGGCACATCGTCATCCCCGAGGCCCGCCTGCGTGACCTCGAGGCCAACGCCCAGCGCGGCGCTGACGCTGCCTCGTCGCTGCAGGTCAAGGAGCGCGAGGACTTCCTCGACTCCGTGCGCACGAAGTTCGTGCCGGCCAACCGCGCGGCGTGGGCCAAGGAGTACGACCGCGACCCGGACGGGACGCGCAAGCACTTCGAGTCCACGCCGGACATCATCGCGCTCGTTCCCGCTGGCCATGGCCAGAACGACGGCGCCGACGAGGACGACGTCCTCTTCAACAAGCTGTTCCCCACCGACAAGAAGGAGGGCTGAGCCGTGGGTGACTACGTCCCGCTCTACAAGCCCGGACAGTCGACGACCTCGACGGCGTCTGCCACGATCACGGGCGGACAGCTCGTGGCCGTGTCTGGGGTCAACACGGTGGCCCCAGCCGGCGCGAACGCCATCAACTGGCTCGGCGTCGCTGCGTTCGACGCCGCCAGCGGCGACCGCGTCACGCTCCACCATGGAGGGGTGCAGCGTCTCGTGGCGTCTGGCACCGTCACCGCTGGGGACACCGTCGTGGCCGCCGCATCAGGTCAGGTCTCAACCCTGGCCGCAGTGACCACCCCGACCGCCGCCGACGTGACGAACACGCGCGCGATCGTCGGGACCGCCCGCACGACGGCCACGAACGGCAACGTCGTCGAAGTCCAGATGGAGCGCTGACCCATGGCCTACACCTACCCCCCGGCGGCACCGTCGATCAGCGGCGACGCGATCACGATCAGCCGCTTCCTCCGCAATCCGACGCTGGTGGCTCGCCGGCTGCGGACGCTGCTCGAGCAGCGGTACATCGCGGACGCACTCCTCACCGGCCGCTACGCGGTCTCCGGTGGCGCCGTGCAGTACGAGACGGGCGAGTCGATCACCACCCCCGACGCCCCGCTTGCGGTGGCTCCGGGGTCCGAGTACCCCCTCACCAGCCCCGGCACGGGAACGGCATCCCTCGCCAAGACGGTGAAGTGGGGCCAGGACGCCCTGGTCACCGACGAGGCCATCGCCCGGCTCCAGATGGACCCGGTCAACCGCGCCCTGACCAAGCTCGCCAACCAGAACGTCAAGCACGTCGACTCCGTCGCGCTGTCGGCGATCGCCACCGCAGTCACGGCCAGCGCCGCGGCGCCGGCCGCCGCGTCCGCGATGACGGCCGCGCAGTGGATCACGACGGTCATGCTGGCCAAGCAGAACATCGTCGCGCTCAACCAGGGCTACGACCCAAACACGGTCGTGCTCGACGACCTCTCGTGGGGGTACGCCATGGCGGCGTTCATCTCTGCCGGCCTCACCGCTCGCGAGACGACGGACACGCCACTCCTGACGGGCGAGTTCCCGAGCATCCTCGGCATGACCTGGCTGGCATCGCCCAACGTCCCGACGGCTGGCGTCGCGCTCGTGCTCGACTCCGAGCAGCTCGGCGGCATGGCCGACGAGAACATCGGCGGTCCGGGCTACATCTCGGCCGAGGGTCCGAACACCGCGCCCGTCCAGGTCAAGACCATCCGCGACGACGAGGAGGACCAGTACCGCCTGCGCGCTCGCCGCGTCACGGTGCCGGTCGTCGTCGAGCCTTCGGCCGGTCGCAAGATCACCGGTCTGTGAGGAGTCTGACATGCCCTATGTGGTGAAGTCGCCACTCGTCCTCGTGACGGACGAGCAGGGGTCCGTGCAGTACCTCTACGCAGGTGCTGCCGTTCCGGCCTATGTGTCGGACGACAGGATCAAGGAGCTCCGCAAGGAGGGGCACATCGAGAAGGCCGGGGTCACCGAGCCCCCTGTCGACGAGCAGCCTCCGGCGAAGAACGCGTCTCTCGAGAAGTGGCAGGAGTTCGCCCGATCCAAGGGTGCCACCGATGCCGACCTCGACGGCGTCAGCCGCGACGACCTCGTCGCGGCCTACGGGTCCTGACGGTCCGAGGGGGAGGTGGTGTAGGTGAGCGCTCCAGACTGGGCTCCGACCCTGGATCAGGTGGCCGACTACATCACCTCCCGCACCGTCGACACCGTGACGCCTGGGTCGGATACCCCGACCGGGACGTTCGGCTCGTCCACCTACCCCACCGACGAACAGGTCGAGCGCCTGATCGCTGCGGCATGCGGGTGGGTGGAATCGGTCACTGGAACCCTCACGGTCGACCTTGAGGGCACAGCGGGCGACGTCGCGGCGATGCGCGCCGCAGGACTCGTCGAGCTCTCCTACCCGCTGCGGAACAACGAGATCGACGAGGTCGCCAACGCCCTACTGTCGCAGGCGCAGTCGGCCCGCGACGAACTCGTCGCGGCCAACCGTGCGGCAGGTGGCACCGTCATCAGCCCGTCTGCCCCACCGATCTTCTCCTTCCCGGATGCGAGCGCGTGGCGGGGGGACACCCCGGCCTGGCGGCATGAGTAGCCGATGCCGACCATGATCAACATCGGCGAGGCTGTGCGCGTCTGGGCCAACACCCTCACGGGCTCCCTCGTCGGCCCCGGCAGGCCGGTGGCCCTGGGGTTCCCGGAGCAGCGGCTACGGTCTCCGGCCCGTGGCGCCTACGGGATCGTCGACTATGCCCTCGACGACGGCGGGGCCGACGCCGAGGGAACCACCTGCCGAGCCGCAGTCGTCGTCACCATCTTCTCCGCGACGGACCCACAGGCGGCCCGTGCCGGCGCCCTCGCTGTCGCCGACGCGCTGCTGAGCATCAACCAGGTTCGACCCTCGAACTCGTTCGCGCAGCTCCTCATGGCGTCGCGCGTCACCGTCGCCGACACGGAGATCGTGGACGCCTCGACCAGCTCGGACGATGAGCCGAGCTACCAAGTGCGGGCCGACGTCCTGGCCGCGCGCCCCACCTGACCCATCCCGCTTGCACCGCAAGGAGATTCGCCATGCCCACCACCATCGACGAGTACCTCGAGGCGCAGCGCGCCGAGTGGGGTCAGTACGTCGCCACCGAGGCCATCGACGTCGATGGCGTGCGGGCCTTCAATGCAGGCGACCCAGTCCCGGCGTCTCACGTCGCGCGTGAAGTTGTCCCGGCCACGGCGGTTCGCAAGGTCGAGCAGCCGGAGCCTGAGCAGGCCGTCGACCTGACCCCGGCGGACCCCGACGTCCCCGCGGAGCCGGCCACGGCGGCGCGCTCCACCACCAAGAAGGGCAACTGACATGGCTCACTCTGTCGCCTCCCCGGTCCTGCTGACCGACCCGGGCATGCTGTGGATCGCGCCCCTGGCCACGGCAGACCCCACGAACACGGTGGCCGGCAGCGTCTTCACCGACGACCCGGCCGCCGCATGGATTCCGCTCGGCGCCACCGAGGAGGGGTCCACCTTCTCCTACGAGACGACCGTCGAGCCGCTGCGCGTGGCTGAGTTCTTCGACCCGATCCGCTGGGCCACCACCGAGCGGACTGGCTCGATCGCGTTCAACCTCGCGTCGTTCACTCTCAGCAACTACCAGCGGGCACTGAATGGCGGCATCGCCGCACTGGTGGCCACCTCCGGCACTGGCGCGACCAGCCTCTTCAAGTTCGAGCCCCCCGACCCTGGCAGCGAGGTCCGCTCCATGATCCTGTGGGAGTCGACGGACCGCACGCTCCGGCTCCTGCTGCGCCAGACGCTGCAGGGCGGCACGGTCGAGTCCGCCTTCAAGAAGGCGCCCGACCTGGCGACGATCCCGTGCACCTTCAACATGGAGGTCCCCTCGGCGGCGAAGCCGTTCACCTTCTGGTCTGCAGGCACCTCCCGTGGCTGAGATCACCGTCGGCTCGGAGACCTTCACGCTGCGGCGGGTGGCATCCACCCGCCTGTTGCGGTTCGCATCCCTGGCCGCCCGCGGCGTCGGAGAGCACGACATGGAGGCGCTTGCCGCCATCGACGAGCTGTTCAGCAAGGCGGTCCAGCCCGAGGATCGCGAGCGCTTCGAGGCCGCATGCGACGAGGTGGCGCTGGACTTCCGGGCCCTCATGGAGATCGTCGCCGAGATCATGAGGGACGCCACCAACCTCCCTACGGCCGAGCCGTCCGACTCCTCCAGTGGGCCGCTCTCCACGAGCGACGCCTCTGCGGCCGGCTCATCCTCAGCGGTCATCGCCCGCATGGAGGAGCAGGGGCGCCCGTCGATCGCGTACATGGTTCAGCAGGCGGACCGGGCGCGGCTTTCGCTCGTCTCGGCCTGAGCACCGCGGACATCTGCGACGTGGCCCATGCGGCCCTTGCAGAGCAGGTGGAGCAGGACGCCCGCGCAGGCTGGATGGTGACCGCCGCCATGGCCGCAGCCGGCGCGACGGTCGAGGAGCGCCCACCGGCCGAGGCTCGTGAGCTGTTGGAGCGCGTCCTCGACGAAGGCGCTCCGGCGGCTGGGCAGGTCGAGCCGCCGCCTGGAGTGGACCGCGAAGTGTGGGAACTGCGAAGGGCACTGGGGGTGGCGTGAGTGGCTGCTCGCCGGTTCTCCTCGCAGGGTGTGGAAGTCACCGGCGCCGACCAGTTCCTCAGGCTGTCGAAGGCCCTCAAGGAAGCTGGCCGCACAGAGATGCGCAAGGCCCTGCACAAGGGACTGCGCGACGGTGCGAACCGAGTGAAGCCAGAGGCAGCCGAGGCGCTGGCTGCCGCGCTGCCGAGCGGTCTTGCAGACAAGGGCCGCCGGGTGAAGCAGGCGGTCCAGGTCAAGACGGGCCGCGACCCAGGCGTGTCGATCGTCGTGCGCTACGGCAAGGCCGGCACCGGACTGGGCGCCACCAACGCCAAGCAGGTCAACACCGCTGGCACCTTCCGGCACCCGGTCTACAAGACGGGCGCGTGGGTGCAGCAGGGTGCCAAGTCCTCGGGCTGGTTCGACAAGACGTACCAGAACAAGGCCCCAGCCCTTCGTCGTGAGCTCGCGCGGGTCATCGACGACGTAGCCGACCAGGTCGTGCAGAGAGCCAGGAGGTAGGGCCATGGCGTCGCTGGCGCTCGCGTTCGACATCCTCGCTCGGGACAGGGCATCGCGCGTCTTCCACGACGTCGGCGATGCGGTCGAGAGCACCGGCCGCAAGGGCGAGGGTCTGGGCTCCAGGCTGTCCGGGGGGCTGGCTCTCGCTGGGCGCACGGCTCTCGGGCTCGTCGGTGGCCTCGCCACCGTCGGTGCCGCAGGTGGCGGTATGGGGCTCGCCGTCGCAGCCGGGAACGAGCAGGCGCAGATCGCCTTCGAGACCATGCTCGACAGCGCCGACAAGGCGGGCGCGTTCCTCAAGGACCTGCAGGCGTTCGCCGCCAAGACGCCGTTCGAGTTCCCCGAGCTGCAGACCGCAGCGTCGTCGCTGATCTCGGCTGGCTTCGAGGCCAAGCAGGTCATCCCGATCATGACCACGCTGGGCGACGTCACCTCCGGCATGGGCACCGGGTCCGAGGGTGTCCAGCGGGCGACGGTCGCGCTACAGCAGATGCAGGCCGCCGGGCGGATCACCGCCGAAGACCTCAACCAGCTGCGTGACGCGGGCATCCCCGTGTACGACCTGCTGGCCAAGGCGACGGGCAAGAGCAAGGAAGAGGTCGTCAAGCTCGCGTCCGCCGGCAAGCTGGGCAAGAAGGAGCTGGGCCAGATGATGGCCGCCCTTGAGTCCGGCAAGGGCCTCGAGCGATTCACCGGCCTTATGGAGAAGCAGTCCCAGTCACTCTCCGGCATGTGGTCCACCTTCAAGGACACACTCGGTCAGGGCCTCGCGTCTGCGATCCAGCCGTTGATCCCGATGATCAAGGACGGGTTGGCAGGCGCGTCTGAGTTCCTGGGCAAGGCGCTGGCCGTCGTGGCTGGCGTGCTGCCGAAGGTGGTCTCTGGCTTCATCGCCGTCAAGGACGTCGTGGTCAAGGTGCTCAGCGCCTTCCAGATCCTCTTCTCGGCAGGCGGTGACGCTCAGGGGTTCGGCGAGGTGCTCGACAACGCGCTCGGCAACACGGGCAAGTTCGTCGCTCCACTGCGGGCTGTCGGCGACGTGATCCGCGAGCTCGTCAACGGCGTGAAGGGGTTCTTCGGCGCGCTGCAGAACGGGGATGTCACGAGCGACGGGTTCGTCGGCGCGATGGAGCGCATCGCGGTGTTCGTCCGCAACGACGTGATCCCGGCCGTGATGGGGATCGTCAGTGCCATCCAGGGGTTCATCGCAGTGGCCCTGCCCATCGTGCAGCAGTTCGTGGCAGGGATGCAGGCCCGCATCGAGCCCCTCATGCCGAAGATCCGGGAGATCTTCGGCACCATCGGCGAGATCGTCACTGCGGCCATGGAGCTGGTGCGCGCCGTCATCGAGCGCGTCACCACCGTCATCTCGTGGATCTGGACCAACTGGGGCCAGGGCATCATGAACTTCCTGTCCGCGGTCTGGTCAGGGGTGATCGGCATCGTCGGCCCGGCCCTCGATGTGATCCGCTCCGTCATCCAGACCGTGACCTCGCTGATCAAGGGCGACTGGGGCAAGGCGTGGGATGGCCTTAAGGGCATCGTCGCCGGGGCGTGGGGGCTCATCAAGGGGATCGTGACCGGGGCCATCGGCATCATCAAGCAGGTCCTGTCGGCCGCCTGGGGCGCGATCCAGAGCGCAGCGTCCGGCGCATGGAACGGGTTCAAGTCCGTGATCGCCTCGGCATTCGACGCGGTGAAGACGGCCGTCTCGACGAAGATCGGCGAGGTCGTCAAGTTCGTGGCGCTCCTGCCGGCGAGGGCAGTGGCGGCGCTGGGCAACATCGCAGGCTCGCTGGTCTCAGCGGGTAGCAACCTGATCGGCGGCTTCATCCAGGGCATCAAGGCCCGCGCGGGCGAGGTCATCGCCACGATCAGGAACTTCATCACCGACAAGATCCCCGACTTCATCAAGAACGCCCTCGGCATCCACTCGCCGTCTGTGGTCATGATGCGCCTCGGTGCCAGCACGGCCGAGGGCATGGCGCTCGGCATCGCCTCGGGTGCGCGCCAGATCGACAAGGCCGCCCAGTCGCTCGTGCCCAAGGTGAGCCCGGCCTCCAGCCCATACGCGGGCGACAGTGGCAGCGGTGGCCGGTGGCTGACGGATGCGGACCTCGAGGCGCTGGTCGCGGCCGTCGAGCGCGGCGCCTCGCGCGGCACTGCTGCCGGTTTCGGGTACCAGGCTGACGAGGTCGCGATGGGGGCGAGGCGCTGATGGCGAGCATCACCGCCACCACCGACGCCGCAAACTACCGCATCGGGGTGCAGTTGGGCTCGTGGTCCTCCAGTGGAACCGTGCCCGTGTACCGTGTCCACCCCGACGGCTCGAGGTACGCCGTGCGTGCCATGTCGGACGTGTCCGGCGGCGCCGCCTTCGGGTGGGACTACGAGGCGCCCCTGTCGACGGCGGTGCACTACGAGGCCGACAACTCCGGCTCGACGGTCACCTCGAACACGGTCACGCTCACAGTCTCTGCCCGTGCGCTGCTGACCGCGCCGGGGCTGCCGGCATATGGCGGCCCGGTCGTGGTCGCAGCCCGTGCCGAGCCAGCCCGCTCGCGGCCAGCGGAGGCGATCTCCATCCTCGGCCGCAGCACGGACATCGTGAAGTCCGATGTCCTCAAGGCGCCGAAGTTCAACCTCGCCCTGCTGACCCGATCGGACTCCGAGGCGAACGACCTGACGGCCATGGTCGCCATCACCCCCGTGCTGTTGCTGCGCATCCCCGGTACCCGCGTGACGGACTGGTGCTATGTGCAGGTAGGTGAGCTCGCCGAGACTCCGGTCTCTCGCGTGCTGCCCCAGCCTGTCCCGGCGACTGGCGACGAGCGGACATGGGCGGGCTGGCGTCTGGCGTGCCAGGTCGTCGACGCCCCGGTCGGCGGCATCGTTGGTGACCCGACGTCCACGTGGCAGGCGTTGAAGGACACCGGCAAGACGTGGCAGCAGGTCAAGGACTCGGGCAAGACGTGGCTGCAGATCCTCAAGGGCGAGTTCTGATGCTGCCTGTCTCGGCTCGCTGGGACGCCGCCCTGCGAACCTCCGGCGAGGTGGTCACCCGCTGCGAGGTCTGGCGCAACGGGTCGCCGGTCACCAGCGGTGGCGCGACCGTGACGCTCGCTCTCGCGTCTGGCGGGCAGGTCCGGGTGGATGAGTCGTCGCAGGTGCGACGCTCCCTCACCTGCGCCATCGGCGACTCGACGCTAATGCCGACCGACGCGGCCAGCCTTTTGGCCCCGATCGACACCGATCTCAAGGTCTTCTGCGGCGTGCGCTACACCGAGGGGGATACCGAGCTCGTCCCGGTCTTCACCGGCCGACTGGTCACCCCGGACCGCCCGTCGATCCGTTCGCACGAGGTGCGCCTCGAGGCACGCGACCACTCACACGTGCTGGCGGCGGCCCGGTTCGTCACGCCGTGGAACCTCACGACAGGCGCGCTGGTCACGGCTGAGATCGCGGCTATGGTCACGGACGTCCTGCCCTGGGTGGAGGTCGTGGACCTCACCGGCTCCACCCGCCGTGCCACGTCGGGGGCCTTCGAGCGGGACCGCTGGGAGGCGATCACGGAGCTGGCTGACGGCATCGGCGCCGACGTCGGGTTCGACGCTGACGGCCGGTTCATCATCCGCCCGCTGCCGACCGTTGCGACCACCCCTGACTGGACGGTGGAGTACGGCACGAGCGACGCCGTCATGTCCGACCTCGGGATCGGGATGAGCGTGGATGGCGTGTACAACGCCGTCACCGCCACGTCGAGCGAGGGCGAGACGATCGTGTCGGCCACTGTCTACCAGACCACTGGACCCTTCGCCTGGCGCGACGGGTTCGAGCGGCCTCGCTTCTACTCGTCCCCGCTGTTGAAGACCACCGAGGACTGCATCTCGGCGGCCACGGCGATCCTCGCCCGCTCGCTCGCCCTGTCGCAGCCGCTGGCACCGACCTCCGCGCCCAACCCGGCGCTCGAGGTGGGCGACACGGTCGCGGTGCACGTGCCCACCGCGACAGGGACCGACGTCCAGTCACGGCTGGTGGCCGGCTTCACCATCCCGCTCGGTCCGGGCTCCATGCCGCTCACGGTCCGCACAGAGACGCAGGGCGATCCTGAGGATGGCCTGTCGTGACGCGCCTGCGTGACGCACTGGCCGGTGCGCCGGACGCGCCGGACGCCGTCACCTCGGCGACGCTGACCGAGATCGCGACGGACGGCACCGTGTCTGTCGACCTGGGCAGCGGACGAGTCGTGGCATCGGCGATGGTGCTGGCCACGTACACCCCGAGCGTCGGCGACGTGGTGCAGGTCATCCGCCGGGACACCTCGACCTGGCTCGTACTGGGTCCGACACGGACCAGCAGCCCCGCGACAACGAACGTCACCCTATCCCTGTCCTTCCCGTTCAACGTCACCCCCGCCTCGCCCGGCGGCGCGAACCCGCTCGTGGTGGCAGCCAACAACGTCCAGTCGTGGCGCAACAACGAGGGCTGGTCGGGCGCTGCCGAGTCGAACCGCGCCGGACAGGGCGCGTACTCCACCACGTGGGGCTACTACCGAGGCTGCTACTTCTACGGCGCCGGAGCCTTCACCGGTCTGGCGGGTCGCACCTGCACGGGCGTGACGCTGCGACTGCACCGCACCGGTTCGGGTGGGATCTCGGGTGCGGAGCGCATGTGGATCGCCCCGCACACCCATGCGACCCAGCCGGCCTCGGCACCCTACTTCCCGGTGGCTGCGGTCAACATCGGCTCCTTGGCATGGAACGCGACGGGCACGTTCTCGCTGCCGACGTCATGGGGGCAGAAGCTCATCGACGGCGTCTACAAGGGCTTCGGGCACCTGTACCTCGGCACTGCTGACTACGCGATCTGCCACGGGCTCGACACGGACTCCCTGTCGGGACAGGTGTCGCTGTCGTGGGCGTGAGGAGGTAGGGCCGTGGCTGCCGTCCCGAAGGCCGGTCCTGTCAACGGCGGCTCGACCGTCTATGTGTCGGGAGTGCTGCACAACGTGTTCGGCTCGGGCGTCGTCGGTGGCTCGACTGACTATCGGCTCGTCGAGATCCGCAACGTCGGCTCGTCGACGTGGACCAGCCCGAAGGCGTGGCTCGTCCTCGACACGGGCGGTGCCGCGGTGGCTATTGCGGTCGCCGACTCAGGCACGGCCCGTGCCCTCGACTTCGTGTACAGCGTCGACCCCGCCGGCCTGTCGTACAGCACGCCGACCGACTCGGCTGGCGGCCTGTCTCTGCCGAGCCTGGCGGCCGGGCAGAAGTGCCTCATCGGAGTGCGCCGCACCCTGACCGGAGCGTCCGTCGACTACCCGGACAACAACACGCTCATGGTGTCCGGCACCTCGCCAGTCTGACCCCCCTGCTGATCGTCCCTGACGCGCAAGGAGATTCGCCATGCCCACAGCCCGAGCTGGGTGGACCACCGACGCACTGACCGACCTCGCCGACGGCCCCGCCGCGCTGGCCGAGCTCGCCAACCAGGTCGACCTGTCGATCGGTGCCGTCTCCTGCACGTCGGGCGCGCGCCCCTCGACCGGCCTATATGAGGGCTTCCTCGCCTACGAGACGGACACCGACCAGCTGATCCGGCGCACGAGCGGCGCGTGGGTGGTCGTCGCGGGCGCCGCATGGGTCGCGTTCACGGCCTCCTTCACGAACTGTCCCGGCACGACCACAGCCCGCTACAAGAAGGTGGGCCGCACTGTCGACTACCGGATCGAGCACGTCATGAGCGGCGCTCCCACAGGTGGCGTCGGGTTCTCCCTGCCCGTGGCCCCACTCACGCCGCCAGCAGGGACCGCCCCGTCCTACGGGATCATCCACGGCAAGGACGTGTCCGCCGGTCAGTACGTCACCGGGCAGGCGATCCACAACTCGGGCTCGACCATCCGAGTGATGCTGGCCGCCACCTCGACTTCCCCGAACCTCGCAGACATGACCGCCACGGTCCCACTGACGTGGGCATCGGGCGACTTCCTGTCCATCTGGGGCACCTACGAGGCCGCGTCGTGACCGACGAGAACCCTCTCGACGTGGCCGCCCTCGAGGCGACACGGGCGTCGGCAGTCCAGACGGACGCCAACCGGGCTGAGCTGCTGGCCCGCGCACGGCGAGCGGTCGCGGCGAACAACGCCTTCCTGCTGCTGGACCCGCCGACGCAGGCGCAGTCCGTCGCGCAGCTGCAGCGGCTGACGCGCGAGTGCACGGCCCTCATCAAGCTGGCCGTCGGTGACGTGGCCGACCTGACTGGGACGGAGTGACGCCATGTTCACCGTGATCTGGTCAGGCGACCGCCCCGATGACGTGCCGCACGCAGGCCAGAAGGTGCTGCTCTACCCGTACTCCGGCAGCTTCGTCGGGGAGGACGGGGCCTCGACGTGGGGTGCCGCGGTCGGTGTGTTCGACGTGGCTGGCGCACTCAAGGCGGTGGACGGCACGCCGCTGGAGTTGAAGCACAAGGTCGGCTTGCAGTACGTCTGCGAGCTCGTTGGCGTGCGCGACCCCGGGAAGTTCGTCTTCGACGTGCCGGCGGACGGGTCGACGCTGGACCTTGCGGCGGTCGTGCCCGTGACGACGCCTGCCACTCTCGGCCCGGCGTTCACCAAGGGAGACAAGGGCGACCAGGGCGATCAAGGGCCTGCCGGCCCGAGCCTGCCACAGGCGGGCGGCATGATGGCCACGAGCGTGCAGGGCCTCTACTCCAAGACCAAGCCGATCGGCAACGGCACGCCAGCCCCCACACCGTCTGGATTCTACGCCCTCGCCAAGGACCCGTCCGTAGCGGGTCGCATCTGGATGCTCAGCCTCGACTACAGCGTTCTCGTGTTCACCGACAACGGCGGCTCGTCCATCTCAGCACCGGCTGGCATCACCCCCGCCTTCACGGGCGCCATCCACCAGATGCTCTTCACGACCGGCCACGCCTGGCTGGTCACTGGACCGAACACAGACCGTCAAGGCCAGGTGTGGCGCTCGCCGCTGCCC